CGCGTGTTAGGGATCGACCCTGCGCGCTTTGGCGATGACCGCTCGGTGGTGTTCCCCCGCCAAGGCCTGCACGCGGGCAAGCCCTGGGTGTTCAAGGGGCTGGACAACATGGCCTTGGCAGATCGCATCGCGCAGATCATCGAGGACTGGAAGCCCGACGCGGTGTTCTGCGATGCGGGCAACGGGGCAGGGGTGATCGACCGGCTGCGCCAGTTGCACTACGACGTGACCGAAGTCGCCTTCAGCGCCTCGCCCAACCACGCACGCTACTTAAACAAGCGCGCCGAGATGTGGTGGGATTTGAGAGAGTGGCTGCGGGCGGGCGGGGCGATCCCCGACATCGTGGAGCTCAAGCAGGATCTCGCCGCACCCACCTACCGGTTCACGCCGGCTGACAAGATCCAGTTGGAGAGCAAGGACGATCTGAAAGCCCGCGGCCTGCCCTCACCGGATCTCGGCGATGCGCTGGCGCTCACCTTCGCCTACCCCGTGCAGCGCGATGACTCCACCGTCGCCCGCGCTCAGCGCATGGGCCTCTCGAGCCGCTCAGGCCGCGAGGACGTGCTGGCCTACGACCCCTACCAGCGCCTCTAGAGCCGTATCCGTGTCGCGCGGCACGGCGGGCAACAATGCCCCCCAACGTGCAGGAGACCGCGCCACGATGTGCATGAAGTCCCCCAAGATGCCAGACCCGCCTCCGCCCCCGCAGCCCGCAAAGCCGCCGGATGTGGACATGGGCCGTATGCGCGCGCAGCGCCGCCAGAGCGGGATGGTCGGAGGCTCGCTCCTCACCAGCCCCAACGGGGTCGGTGCCGTCTCGACGGGGCGCGCCACGCTCCTCGGGGGCTGAGTGCAGGACGGCGCGCCGATCAACCGCCGCCAGAAGCTGCTCTCGCGAAAGAGCCAGCTCTGGACCGAGCGATCCTCCTGGATCACGCACTGGCGTGAGATCTCGGACTACCAGCAGCCGCGCTCCGGGCGCTTTGTCGCGACCGATCGCAACCGCGGCGACAAGCGCGCGAACCACATCCTGGACAACGCTGCGGTGTTCGGGGCACGCACGCTCGCAGCCGGACTGATGAGCGGGGTCACGAGCCCCGCCCGCCCGTGGTTTCGCCTGGAGATCGAAGACCGGGATCTGATGGAATCCGGGGCGGTCAAGAGCTGGCTCCACGAGACCGCCGCGCTGATCCGCCGGATCTTCTCGAGCTCCAACACCTACCGCGCACTGCACTCGGTCTATGAGGAGCTCGGGCTCTTCGGCACCGCAGCCTCCGTGGTGCTGCCCGATTTCGAGAACGTGATCCACCACTACCCGTTGACGATCGGGGAGTACGCACTCGCCACCAACGACCGGGGCGAGGTGGACACGCTGGTGCGCGAGTTCCAGATGACGGTCGGCCAGATGGTCGGGCAGTTCGGGCTCGAGAACTGCTCGCTCACGGTGAAAAGCCTCTACAACCAGTGCAACTACGACGCCTGGGTGGACGTGCTGCACGTCGTCGAGCCCCGACGAGAGCGTGACTACGGCAAGCAAGACAGCAAGAACAAGCCCTTTGCGTCGATCTATTTCGAGCCCGGCAAGGACGGCGGCGACACCTTCCTGTCCGAGTCAGGCTTCGACCGCTTCCCGGTGCTTGCCCCGCGCTGGGTGGTGACGGGCAATGACGTCTACGGCACCAGCCCCGGGATGGAGTGCCTGGGCGATGTGAAGCAGCTCCAGCACCAGCAACTGCGCAAGGGGCAGGGGATTGACTACATGGTCAATCCACCCCTCCAGGTTCCCACCCGGTACAAAGAGGCCACCAAGGCGCGCCTCCCGGGTGGTGTTTTTTACATCGACTCCGCAGGCCAGAACTCAGGCGTGCGCAGTGCCTTCGAGGTGCGGCTCGATCTGCAGCACCTCCTGATCGACATCCAGGACGTGCGCGAGCGCATTCGCTCCGCCTACTACGCGGATCTTTTCTTGATGATCGCGAGTCAGCCTGCCAATTCGCGCATGACCGCCACCGAGGTCGCCGAGCGTCACGAGGAGAAACTCCTCATGCTCGGCCCCGTGCTGGAGCGCCTGCACAACGAGCTCCTGTCACCGCTGATTGACATTGCCTTCGAGCGCTGCGTGGAAGCGAACATCCTCCCACCGCCCCCGCCGGAATTGGAAGGCATGGACGTGAAGGTGGACTTCATCTCGGTGCTGGCACAAGCGCAGCGCGCAGTGGCCACCTCCGGTATGGACCGCCTGCTCGGGGCCGTGGGGCAGTTGGCTGCGCTCTCGCCTGCCGTGGTCGACAAGGTGGACTTCGATCAGGTGATCGATGACTACGCCGAGGCCTACGGTGTGAACCCCAAGATCGTGATCCCGGATGCCGATGTCGCCGCGATCCGCGAGCAGCGCGCTGCCGCTCAACAGGCGCAGATGTCGGCGGCCGTCGCTCCGCAAGCCGTCGAGAGCGCGAAGACCGCGAGCGAGATTGACGTGCAAGGCCTGCGCGATGTCATGAACCAGTTCCAGGGCTATAACAGCCCGAGCGCGCCCTTCGTGTAACGCCTGACCGAGGTCAGTGGTGACAGATGTCGAAGGCCTTCTCCCCTTCTGCGAGAGCGACGCCCAGCGCAGGCTGATTCAGGCGATCGTGCGCGAGGGATCGATTGCCAAAGGAGGCGCGGCGCTTGGCATCAATCGGCGCAACGTGCAGCGGATGCTGGTGCTGATCCGCACAAACGCCGCACGCCGGGGCTACGCGCCCGAATCCCAGATGACCCGCCCTGTGTCGCCCGCGCACGTCGCCGAGACGTCCACGATGTACGACGCCGACGGCAACGTAAAGCTCCAATGGGTCAAAGCCAAACTCAGCACCAGCGATGCGTTCCAAGCGCTGCAGGAGGCGATCCAGCAGGCTGCCGATGAGTACCGAGGGGTGGCAAAACCCGTCAAAGCCCCTGCCCGCAGCGACGCCGAGCTCCTGACCGTCTACCCGATGGGCGACCCACACGTGGGGATGTACGCCTGGAAGGACGAGGCGGGCGAGGACTTTGACTGCGACATCGCGCGCCAGGATCTGCTCTCTGCCACCTCGCGCCTGGTGCAGGTCGCACCGGGGAGCGAGCGCGCATTGATCGTGAACTTGGGCGATTTCTTTCACAGCGACAACAACCAGAACCGCACGTCGCGCTCAGGGCACGCGCTGGACGTCGACACGCGCTGGCCGCGGGTGCTGAAAGTTGGCTGCCAGATCATGATCGATCTGGTGGGGTTGGCGCTGCGCAAGCACCAGAGAGTGGAGGTGATCAACGCGATCGGTAATCACGATGACCATTCCTCCGTGATGTTGTCCGCCTTCATGGAGGCGTTCTTTCACAAGGAACCCCGGGTGCTCATCCACCCCGCAGGGCCTAAGTTCCACTACGTCACGCACGGGCGCGTGCTCATCGGCGTGACCCACGGCGACACCGTGAAGCCCGCGCAACTGGGCGGCGTGATGGCGGCAGACCAGGGCGAGGCCTGGGGGTTCGCAGAGCACCGTCACTGGCTGACAGGACACATCCACCATTCCAGCAAACTCGAGCTCCCCGGCTGCACCGTGGAGAGCTTCCGCACGCTCGCCTCGCGCGATGCCTGGGCCACCGCCGCGGGCTACCGCGCCGGGCGCGACATGGTGGCCATTGCCTATCACCGCGAGTTCGGCGAGGTCGAGCGCTACCGCTGCGATATCCGCATGGCGCGCAGCGATGGCTAAAGCGCCGGGCTTCAAAAAAGCCAAGCGCGAGGTGGAGAAACTCGTGTGCCTCTGCACCGAGGAGCACTCGATTTACTTTCGCGTGACGCGCATCGGGCACCAGATTTTCGCCGAATGCCCGGAGTGTTTGACCGAATACGGCCCGTGGTCTGCCTCTCCCATGCAGGTGGTGGAGGAGGCCGTATCCGTGACCCCGCCCGAGTGCCCCTAGCATCTCTCCCGTGGCAATCAGTGACGATCCGACAGACCTGAACCGTCAGGCTCGTGAGGCCGAGAGCGATGAGCTCAAGGCCCGCGAAAACCGACGCAAAGAACTCGAAGACCTGCGCTGGTTGCTGGGTCACCCGCAAGGTCGGCGCATTGCGCTCCGACTGTTGGAGGAGGCAGGAGTGTTTCGCAGCTCGTTCAACCATAGCGGTTCCGTTATGGCCTTCAACGAGGGACAGCGAAACATCGGGCTCTTCCTGACAGCCGAGCTGCTCGAGGCCTCGACCGCCGGGTACATGAAAGTGCTCGCTGAGCATAGGACCAAGCATGACTGAGATGACTGCGGACACCGGCACACCTGTCAATGACGCCGTGGTGGAAGCGAGTGTGAGTGAGAGCCCGGCTGAACCCCGCGCCGAGGCGGTGACGAGCGAGAGCGTGCAGGCCCCCGAGGCCTATGCGTTTGAGGCACCCGAAGGTGTGACGCTCGACAGCGCAGCGGTTGAGGAGTTCAGCGCGATCGCCAAAGAGCTCGGACTCGAGCAAGGCAAGGCGCAAGCCATCGCTGACATTGCTGTGAAGATGCAGCAGCGTCAGGTGGAGGCCCAGCAAGCCCTGGTCACGAGTTGGGTGGAGCAGGTGAAGGTCGACAAGGAGATCGGTGGTGAGAAGTTCACCGAGAACCTCGCCCTCGCCCGCAAGGCCCTGGAGAGCTTTGGCACGCCCGAGCTGCAGGATGTTCTGAACATGACCGGATTGGGCAACCACCCGGAAGTGATCCGAGCGTTCTACAAAGCCGGCAAGGCGATCAGTGAGGACAGGTTCATCCCGGGCAGCCCCAAGGGCGCCGAGATGGATATGGCAAAACGCATGTTTCCAACCATGAATTGACGAGGACTCCGCAATGGCAACGCTTGCAGCAAACAACCCGACGCTGATCGATCTCAGCAAACGCCTCGACCCGGATGGCAAGATCGCCTCCATCGTCGAGCTCCTGAACCAGTCAAACGACGTCCTGACCGACATGTCGTTCATGGAGGGCAACCTCCCGACCGGCCACAAGACCACGATCCGCACGGGTCTGCCCACCCCGACCTGGCGCAAGCTCTACGGCGGCGTGCAGCCCGGCAAGAGCACGACCGTTCAGGTGACCGATGCCTGCGGTATGCTCGAAGCCTACGCTGAAGTCGACAAGGCGCTCGCCGATCTGAACGGCAACACCGCCGCCTTCCGGCTCTCGGAGGACGCGGCGCACATCGAATCGATGTCGCAGGAAATGGCGCAGACGCTGTTCTACGGCAACGAGGGCACGGAGCCGGAGGCCTTCACCGGTCTCGCCCCGCGCTACTCCAGCCTCTCCGCGCAGAACGCCGACAACATCATCGACGCCTTCTCCGGCTCAGGCGGGGATCTCACCTCGATCTGGCTTTGCGTCTGGGGTCCCCAGACCGGCCACGGCATCTACCCCAAGGGCTCGCTCGCGGGTCTGCAGATGTCCGACAAGGGCCAGGTGACGGTCGAGAACGTCGACGGTGCCGGCGGGCGGATGGAAGCCTACCGCACGCACTACCGCTGGGACTGCGGTGTGTCGATCCGCGACTGGCGCTACTTTGTGCGCATCGCCAACATCGACATCTCCGAGCTCGGCACGATCGCCAACACCAAGAACCTGATCAACTGGATGGTGCAGGCAAGCGAGCGCATTCCCTCCTTCGGCAAGGGTCGCGCCGCGTTCTACATGAACCGCACGCTCCGCGAGAAGCTGCGTCTCGGCATCCTGGAGCGCGTGAGCTCCAACCTCACCTGGGAGACCGTGGAGGGCAAGCGGGTGATGACCTTTGACGACATCCCCGTGCGCCGCACCGATGCGCTGATCAACACGGAGAGCCGCGTGACCTGATGGTTGCGCGCCACCCTCCACACCATCTTCAGAGGATTGCATCATGATTCTTGACGAGCGCACTGAGTTCTGCGACGCCACGGCCCTCAACACCGGCGCCGCGGGCAACTACCTGATCGGCGATGTGGTCGATCTGGGCGTGGCCCGCGATCTCGGCGGTGACATGGCCACCTACCTGGTGATCACGGTCGACACGACCGCCACCTCGGGTGGATCGGCCACGGGCCAGTTCAACCTGGTCACCGACGACAACGCCTCCCTCACCTCGCCCACGACGCTCGTGTCGTCCAAGGCGTGGACGGTGGCCACCATGACCGCGGGCACCGTGCTGATGGCCGTCCAGCTCCCGCTGGAAGGCACCGCCTACGAGCGCTACATCGGCATCCAGCAGGTCACCGGCACGGCCGCGTTCACGGCGGGGAAGGTAAACGCCTTCCTCACGATGGACGTCGCACGCTGGAAGGCCTACGACAGCCCCAGCCAGGCCTGATGTGAGGTGAGCGCGTGAAGGTTGTCGCAACCAAACTTGCCTTCTATAACGGCTTCCGGGTTCGCCCGGGGGCCGAGCTTGAGGTGCCGGATGGACTGAAGGGCTCGTGGTTTGCCCCCGTAGCATCGCCCGAGGCGAAGGCTGCAAAGGCACCGAAAGCCCCGAAGTCCGAAACCCGCACCTTGAGCGAGATCGGCAAGCCGGCCGCGACAACCTTCAGCGAGGCCCACCTCCCGCCACTGGCCTGACCCGTGGCCACCGTCGCCCCGGTCACGAGCTACCCGTTCGAGACCAGTCTCGACGTTGCGGTCACGAGCTGGAGCGCACTGCTTGCAGGCGACGATGGCGAGCCCGTGCGGCTCGCCGTTTTTTCCGATCGATCCGTGCAGGTCGCCGGCACCTTCGGGGGCGCAAGCGTCACGATCGGCGGATCCAATGACGGCATCACCTACCACGCACTGACCGACACCCTGGGCTCCGCGCTCACGATCACCGCAGCGACGCTGCGCCAGATCGTGGAGCTCCCCGTGTGGATCAAGCCCCGCGTGTTCGGGGGCGATGGCACAACCAACCTGACGGTCACGATGGCCGGCAGGCGATCAGTCTGAGGCAGGCGTGATGGAAGTGGAGGCACTGGTCGGGGGTGTGGTGATGGCGGTGCTGGTGAGCATCGTCACCGGTGCGATCGCAGGCTCGGTCTCTTCACAGCGCACCATCGCCGCCTTGATCGTGCACATCGAGTATCTGAAATCGCACATCGACCGCCACGAGACCACGATCAACCGCGCCCACCAGCGCATCGATGACATCGAAAGGCGGGTCGCATGATCACGGCGCACGCACCTACCGTCCGGATCAACGGCATCCGCCCCGAAGACCAGGCGCGCTACGAGCGTCTGCAGGCCGCTCTCACCAAAGCCACCACCGACGAGCGCCGCAACGCGCTGCTCGCTGACATCCAGAAACTCAAGGAGACCTGACATGGCCGCTGGCGCATTTGTCGTTGTGAACAGCATCAAAGAGCGGATGGGCAACGCGGAGATCAACTTCGACACCGACACGTTCAAGGTTCGGCTCTACGCCAGCACCTCAAACCTGGCGACGACAAGCGATGACGCCACCGCGGTCACGAACGAGCTCTCCACCGCCAACGGCTACACCGCGGGCGGGGCTGCAGTGACGCCGACCTGGACGCGCTCCACGGGCACCTGCACCTTCGACGTCTCGGATCCGTCTTGGACGGCATCCGGCGGCTCGATCGTCGCGCGCTTTGCGGCCGTGATCGACGAGACCCCTACACCCGATCGGGTGGTCGCCTACTGCCTGCTGGACAACACGCCGGCGGATGTGACAACCACGACGGGCAACACGCTCACGATCCAGATTTCAGCAAGCGGTGTGTTCTCGCTTGCGTGAGTAAGCCATGCCGAGCATCAGTGCGATCACGCCCGCCACCTTCGACTCGGGTCGCTCGGTCACCCTGAGCGGCTCAGGCTTCGGCGCGTCGACGGGCAGCGTGCTGATCGGCGGCGTCGCGCAGAACGTGAACACCTGGTCTGACACCAGCATCACGTTTGGCGCTGTGAGGGGCGCGCAGTCGCTCGGCGCGTGTCGGGTGGATGTGGTGGGGGGTGGAGGTACGAGTTACACCCCGACGGTCATCGTCACCAACCAGGCCGAACTGAACACCGAGCTTGCCAAGAGCGCCGCTGCGCTGGAGGGTCAGGTAATCGGGGTGCAGTACAACGCGACGCCGTATGTGATCACGCGGGACGGAACGCCTAACCTCAAGGACAAGAACTTCGGGACGGGTGGATTGGTGATTTGCGGTTACGGCGAAACAAAACCGCGCTTTTCCGGCCTTGATTTCCAAGGCACGAAGAACCTGACACTGCATGGGATTGAGGTTTACAACGAGATCAACGGAAATCTTATTACGATCAGGTCAGGCGTTGAAAACTTCACGCTAAGTACCTGTGAAGTGCATTCAGACTATTACGATCCAATGGGAAGTTATGGAGCCTACGAGCCAAGCACCACGCAAGCAAAAGGAATTCGCACG